TGTGATGGTGGTCACGTTCAGGGTCTGGCCGTTGGGGGTCACGCCCTCGGTCAGCGGGGTATCGGCCTTGGGCAGGCTGTCGTACTTGCGGAACTCAATGGTCTTGCCGCCGTTCTGGGGTACGGGATAGTAGTCCGCGAACTGGTCATGCACCAGACGGGGCTCTGCCTGGTCGATAAGGCGCTTCTCGTAGAAGGTCTTCATCTCGTTGGTCATGGTGCCGGTGGTGTTCTGCAGGCTGGCAGAAGGGTCGGCAAAGAGCTGGAGGTTCATCTTCAGGTTGTAGCTTTTCATGTCATTTGTCCTTTCTGTATCAAAATTTTCAAAAACTGATCTTCACCCCGTGCATCGCACGGCGTTCCAGTGCCTCACGCTGGGCGCGGGTCATGCTGGCCACATCGGCCCGGGTGATGGCCGCACCGCCGGGGCTGGTACCGTTTTCCGCCGGGCGGGCTGAACGCTGGCGGATGCGCTCCACAACGCCCTGCTCCACGGTCTGGGCGGTCTGACGCAGAGCGTCGTTGTAGTGGGCCAGACGGTAGGCGTCACCCATCCGCATCCCGGGCAGCTCCATCAGGCGGCGCATCTCGGGGTTCGCCAGCTCCTGCTTGAGCGAAAAATCCGGCATATCCCGGCGAAGCATCGCCTCTTCCGCCGCCCAGCGGGCGTGGAGGGCGCGGACGGTGTTCGCGCCCTCTCTCAGGCCCGGGATGGGCGGGAGCGGCAGCGGCGCAGGGCGTTCGGGCGGTGCAGGACGCTCTTCCGGCTCCTGCACTGCCGCCGGTGTCGGCACATCCGAAGCTTCCCGGCCCTCATCCGCCTTCATAGTCCCGGAGGCGATGGCCTGCTGAGCCTGTGCATGGCTGAGGGCAGGAGCGGAGGGGGCGGCGGCATCGCCGCCCTCCGAGGCAAAGAGCTGCAGATCCACCATCGACTGTTCTCCCCGTCCGCTCAAATCAACGAAGCGGACATTGTCCGGGTAGCGTTCTGCCAGCAGGGCAAAGCCCGCCTTTGCAAATTCGAATGCCCCCTCCACCCACGGCTTCTGGGGTGCTGCCGCCGTCACGGCCAGACGCGGGCCGTCCGGCTCGTCCCACACGCCGCTCTTGGTGCCTTCCTCGCCCGCCAGCAGGGCGCAGAGGGTCTGCATCAGGGTGCTGGCCCCCGCACACACGATGTCCTGCCCGGCGGGGGCATAGCCCGCGTGGCCCGAAGCTTCCAGCCGGCAGGTGGGGCCTGCCGGGCCGTCCAGCTCGGTGTAGTTTACTTTTATCATCTCATTTCTCCTTTCTGCGTCTTCATCGCCCTCGCCATCGCAGCCGTGCTCAGCTCCTGTGCCGGGCCGCTGAGCTTGGGGGCTTCGGACTTTTTCTGCACTTCCAGCAGACCCGTCAGCTGAGTCATCTGGGCCTGCATCTGCGCCAGCTGCTGGGCGAGGGTGCCGTTCTGGCGCACCCGCTGGCGCACCTTTTCGATGCCCTCAAAGTCCATCATTTCCAGCGCCGCCAGCGCGGCGTCGGCGTTGGCCGGGGCGAAAAAGCCCAGCTGATAGCACTCCTTGGCCGTCTCGTTCTGCGACAGGCGGGAGAAGGTGGACTTTTTCTCCGCGCTCACCACGATGTCGAACACCGGCTCATGACTGCCCAGCTCCACGCCGCCCACGACTCTTGCAGGCTGGGCGCGGAGCACCTGGCCCGAAAAGCGGACGAACTCGCTCTCACCGCTCTTGCCGGTGATGCGGAAGATGCGCTCCTCGTCGTAGAACTGCCTCATCAGCTCGATGATAAGGTAGCACTCTTTGGCAAATGCCCTGTAAGCGCTCTTGAGCATATCCCGGCTGAGCTTCGAGCCCGCCTCCTGCAAGGCCGCGATGGCCGAAGCTGCCGTCACACCGCCTGCAGTGCCGCCCTGGGTCATGTCGCGGTTTCCGCTGATCTCCTTCAGCTCCTCGATGCGGCTGTTGCGGTAGCTCAGGCTGTTGCCCTGCAGACCCGCCGTCTGCAACGGCCGGAAGCTGTCGTCGTTCAGGCGCCCCACCACATGGATGATGTCCCGCGACAGGTCAGTCAGCTCTTCCTCATTGACGCCCGCCGTGTCGCTCAGCACATACCGCTGGCGGGACGAGAGCAGGACATTCTCGTCCATGGCGTGGTTCATCTTGTCGATGGCGGTCTGGCACTCCTTCATCACGTCGATATACCCGAAGCCCGCCGGGCTGTCCTCCTCCATGAACAGCGCATCGAACACGAAGGGATACTTGCCGTGGTCGTAGAAGCCTCTTTCGGCCAGCGCCGGGTCGTTCTCGCTGGCGTAGAGCACCACGCCATTGCAGAACTTGCAGTAGTGCAGGATGCTCCTGCCCTCGGGGGAAAGCTTTTTGTAGTACCAGTCCACCACGACGCTCTTGTCGCTGGTATCGAGACCGCCGTCGTGGATGTAATGCGGCACGTCCAGCACGCTGGCAGTGTGTCCGGCCAGCTGGGGCCAGCGCTCTTCCAGCTGGTTCGAGTCCGCCAGACTCAGCGAGAAAAAGTGGGGCGACGTCTGAATATCGTCCACGCCCGGCTCCCAGTAGAGCATCAGCAGGTTCATGGGCCGGATGGCGATCTCGCCCACACCGCCCCGCTGCTCCGGATCCCAGAACACGCCTTTGACTCCGGTTCCCTGCTTGAGCTTGCGCCACCAGGTGTCGCTGTACACCTGCTCATAGTCAGCCTGTTCCAGCACCACGGGCAGCACGCTGGAAAGCGCCTGTGCCGCTGCCTCGTCGTCCTCGGCACGGGGCAGGACGTTGGGACTGGGGTAGTTGTCCATCGCGTCGGCATGCTTGTTGGCGATGGAGTTGAACAACCAGCCGCTGGACGGCTGGGGTTTGCCCTCCATCATGGGGTTCTGGTAGTTCTTCCAGTGTCCCATCCGGAACCACAGTTCGTTGTCCACCAGGCGCTTGTCCAGCGCGGCCTTGCCCGCCTTGTACCGCTGCAAGATCTGCGCAGCCTCAGCCACCTCTTCCGGCCCGATGGGCAGTTTTGTTGCTTCATCCATAGTATTCGTTTTTCTCCTTCCTGCCCTCTGTTGCAGGGCGCTATCGTTTCCGTTCTGTCGGGCTTTGTTCATCCAGCTCAGACCTATCCGTCACGCCAGTGGCTCTATATCCGATAAAACTTCGCCTTCCGATGCAGCTCCAGCGGGTCATCCAGCACCGGCGGGGCCGATGTATGCCGGGGCGGCGAGATGGGATTCTCCATCAGCACATAGCGGCACTCATCGTAGATGTGGTCTTCCTGCCGGGTGTCGATGTCCTCCACATTGCTCTCGTCGTACACGAGGTTCGGGATGGTGCGGATGAAGTGCTTGCAGGTATTGAACACCTGCAGCATCGGCCTGCCCTCGCCGTCAAAATTCAGCCGGTAGTGCATCTGCATCTTGCCCGCCAGACGGGTGTGGTCGCCGGGCATCCAGTGCAGAAAGTTCGGCCCCCGCTCCATCATGGCGGCGATGCTCTCGCCCCGGCTCTCGTCGAAGATGGCCGGGTCGGCGATGCCCTGAATGACTCTGCCCCGGAGCACCGGGTCGTTCTGCTCGGCCTCCCGGATGCGCCGTGCCTGCTCCACCGGGTCGATGCGCAGACCCTCGTTGGGGCGTCCGGTGCAGCCGTACAGCTCCTTGATGCGGTAGAGCCGCCCTTCCTCGTCCGCCGCGTACCACCCCACCGAGAAGGGCTTCGAAAAGCCGAAATCGTAGCCCCGGTAGATCTTCCAGTGCTTCGGGATGGTGAACGGCGCGATGACGTGGGTCCAGCGCTGGTCTTCGTAGTGGTTCGGGTCGTTCCGCCACTCGGTGAACACCTGCCCCGAAAAGCTGTCCCAGCTGCCGTAGAGCAGCGCCTGCTTTTCGGCCTCCGGCATGGCCGCGAGGCTGGCCAGATAGTCCGGGTCATTTTCCAGAAGGGCGGGGTTGTCGAAAATGCTGGACGGGATGAATACCCGCGCCCGCCGCAGCACCTTTTCGGTGCCGTCCGGCATCCGCACCGGGTATTCCTCCACGATGGGGGTGCCGGGCGGGGCGGGCGTGATGAACCGCGCCTTCACCCAGCCGTGGCCCACCCCGCCGGGGTTGGTGGTGGCCCGCAGATACACCCGGGTGCCGGGGCCGGTGGGGCGGTTGCGGCTCATCATGTAGCTGTACTCCTCCCACTCAAAGTGGGTCAGCTCGTCGAACCCGATAAAATCGAAGGCTTTGCCCTGATAGTTCGTCCGGTCCTTGGTGTACTGCATCGAGCCGAAGTAAATTTTCGCCCCGCTGGGGAAGACCCACACATGGCTCGCGGCGTTGTACTGCGCCTCCGGAAAGGCCCGGCGG